CAGTAACGCTCAGTGGTAGTTGGCGTAGCCATAGTTGGCGATGTGTCCCTCGTGGCCGGGGACAACCTTCCATACGGTGGCGGTCTCGGGCTTGCCCTTCTCATCCAGCTTGCCGGTCGGGGCGTACCCGGCGTGGTACTCATGGCGGTCACAGGCGAGGCAGTGACGCTCGTCGCGGTAATCCCACCCGCGCTCTTTGTTGTAGAGACCATTGTTACTTGCACAGGTGCGTTGACCGGGTAGGTTCACTGCGTCACGACCACACGCCATGGCCTTCGAGGACGATGCGGGTGTTGGTCACGCGAACGACCTTCTTCACCTTATCGCGGGGCGTGTAGCGGTTGCCCACCCAAATGTCGTCGCCCTCTTTGATTTTGATGATGCGGGTTGCGTCCATAACAGCCATGACAGGTCTCCTAGAAACGAAAGTTCACAGATTGTGAAGCATTACATCTTGATGTCTTCGATGCTGTCGAACAGGTGGACACCGGGCTCCAGCTTGTTGATGTCAGCGGTGGGCTCTGGCTTGACTCGGTGGTCAATGACCTCAGGGCCTCCCGTGATGACTACTAGGAACTCGTTGTCGTCTTCAAGTGCAGTTGCTTTGATTACGATTGGGTCTTGCATGGTTTTACCTCACTTCATGGATACAACCGGAAAAGACCACCCGGTCGCCGGATTTTCATTCCAACCTACAGCCTTGCCGTTCTCAAGTTCCCACCAGCAGTGGACGTTCATCTGAGGGCCGGGGAACTCTTTCCAGCCGTCTTCCTCGCGAACCCGGCTGTATTCTTTCACCACCGGGACATCCCACGTACTAGCTCGACGTTGCTGATGAGCTTCTTGATGCCGTCGTTGATAGTCTTCAGGCTCATGGTTAGCTCACGTAGGCGGTGATTTCATAGTCGCCCGATACTTCCATTTTGTACCACGACAGGCAGAGCCAAGTGTTGACACCGACCTGCTCGTTTACCCGGCCTTCACGACCGCAGTAGATTCCCTCTTCCATGCCCTTGAGACCAGCCTGATTCAGGATGGCGTCGATGTCGGCGATGGGGATGAAGCGGTGGTAGGTCGCCATCGCGGCGAGAAGCTTGTTCGCAATCTTACGGGCTCGGGTTTCGTTCACGTTTGCCATGTCTGTAGTATACGGGACTAACCACGGTTATGAACAACTATTTTGGAAATTTTTACTGTCCGCCGTTCTTGGCGACCATGATGGGTGGGACTCGCAAAGGACATCAATCTCTTCGAGGCCGTTGCTGCCGTCCAGATATGCCCAAACCTGCTCAGCGTCATCGTCGGACAGGCCGGTGAGGAACTTGCGGAGGACATCCGGCATGGTGGAGGTCTCAGCGGCTGCGTCGGCGAGGTCGGCATCCTTGGCGTCTTTCGCCCACTGCGGGGCTGGTGTCCATCCAAACGGGGCGGGGACTGCGACGGGCTGTTTCATGGTGGCTCCTAGCGGGTGTGGCGGGGCTTCAGGCGGCTGAGGCGGGTTGGGTGGAGGGCTCGGTAGCAAACATCCTCTACAGAGCCCCTACGGGCGACCAGAACGGCGGTAATCGTGAGATAAAGACCAAGTATGTGCATGGGATTAGGCGTGCATAATCTGGCTGTTGAGGCTGGCCTTGCGGTCAGCGTTCATGGAAGGGTAGTAGGTGGCCCGGATGCCCTCGATGGGGTTGAAGGTCAGCTTGTAATCCGGGTGGAGACGGCTAGTGTCGGTGACCGCAGGGCAGGTCGTGATACTCAGAACTTCCGCACGGGCAGCAGCCTCAACCTCAGGCGTCACGTCGTATTTGAAGGACTGGAGCGTGTCCGACTTGACCGGGCTGGCATTGAGCAACGCGGCCCAATCCTCAGGCTTGATGTGAGCCGACCCGTTGTAGCTGTACAGGGCCTTGACCCAAATGTAGCCAGTCATGGCGGTAATGGTGAGAAGCTGAGATTTCCGGCAACCCGGCAGGATGCCCCATACCCGGTGGCTGGCGTAGTAACCAGTCTTGGAGTGGCTGTTGGCCGAGACTTCAATCTTGGAGGCGGTAATTTGGAGTGCGGTAGACTTCTTCATACCCACAGTATACCGGGGCGACAGGTCTTTCGAACAACTATTTTAGGAATTTTTTACCTGTCCATCGCTTCCATGGCACGGTCTTGGGCGGCTTCCCGGCGACGGGCGAGGTAACGGGGGTCGTACTCCCAGTACCGGCCATCGAGGATGCCGAACTCAATACCGGAGTCGATGTAGTTGGCGGTCAGGATGTCCCGGCCATACCCCATGAGGAACATAGGGCGGCAGTCACCATGGACGGCTAGGGAGCGTGAGGTCTTGAGGGACATGGTTAGCCCACCAGCAGGAAGGCGATGCTGCCAAGGATGGCACCCAAGGCTATGCCGTCCGCGATGACGCGAGACATCGAGGGTGTTTCTTTGTAGAAGAGTTTCATGGTGGTCTCCTATTTCGGGAATTGAAGTACGGTGAGGTACAGGGCGTCGAAGAACACGAAGATGTGTGCGGCGAGTAGCACCATGCTACCAGCGAAAGACTTCAGGCGGAACCGGCTGACCATCAGGTGGTAGTCGGCGTAGAAGAATGCGGCCCACAGGGCGATGGTGAACCGGATTAGCATTTGGTGTTCTCCAGAACGTCGTGAGCCATGGCTTCCACGAGGGCTTCCTCGTACAGCTTGCGTGCCTTGGCGATGTGCTCTTCGGTCTGAGGTACACCGCCAACGTTGACCGAGAGGAACAGCCAGAGAACGTCCGACCGCTTGACCCGGCTGGCTTGCAGCTTGGCGTACTGCACACCCAAGTCCGTGAACGAGTGCTTGTCGCCCCGGCTGAACTGGAACCACGTCTTGCCCTTGAACGTGAAGCGGCCCTCCATGAACTCGATGATGGCGTTCATACGCTGCTTGCCGTCGATGACTTCCAGACGGTAGTCCTCGTCACGTTCGAGGAACACAAACTTGCCGATGTCCGTCCTGTCCATGATGGAGTGGATGAGACGCTGCTTGTCTTCGAGCGACCACACGTAGTCACGCTGGTAGTCCGGCGATGTGATGAAGCCCCGGTGATACGCCATGTGAACCAGTGAGTCCAGCGAGGTAGAGAGGTAGGAGGTCTGAAGGGACTCCCGGCCAAAGTTGGTGTCTTCTTCGGTGACGAGAGGCTCGACATCGTGCCACCAGCGATAGAGCGGGAGACGGCGGTTGTTGTCGAACGGCTTGCCATACTCCTGACCCACGTCTGAGCGGCTGATGTGAATCACCTTGCCGTCCATGAGAACCTCTTCGACCGTGCAGTCCACGAGGTTGCCGATGCGAACCTTCTCACCAACCTTGAAGTCGTAGTTGGGGGGGTTGACCTGAGCAAGTTGGTCGCGGATGTCACGCTGGAATGAACCCCACTCGTGGACGCGGAAATCCTCGTAGGTCTCAGGTGCCTTGGGTGCCTTGGGTGCCTTCGGCTTACGTGTCTTTGTAGTCATGACCTAACTCCGGTAGTAATGGTTCTGGCTGATGTAGGCGAAGGCTTCCTTCATGTTCTTGTACGTGCGCGAACTACCGAAGCGGGTGGAGATGACCCAATACTCCCCCGTGAAGTAGAACTGCTCCACTTCGGTACACTCATCACACGTAAAGACGCCGAAGTGCTTGTGCCCAAAGTCATTCTTGGTGACATAGAGTAGCAGGGTCTTTATCGCCTGACGCTGCCGCTCGTTGTGCTTGAGACCCTCAGGGCTACGTTGCAAGTCAATCGTAATGACCCGTTGTTGGGTATCCTTCCAGACGTTGCCACAGAATACCGCCGTCAGACCTAAGTCCGTGAGGGTCTTGACGAAAGCTGTGTACTTAGCGTCCGAGGTAGGGTACGCTGCCAGCAGGAACTTCCAGTCGAGCTTCTTCTTGGCAAGGGTGAGGCGATGGGCATGTTCGATGAGGTCGTTCATGTTTGCCTGAGTCACAGCAATCTGTGCCTCAAGGGGCTTGGTCATACGCTTGATTTCCTTGTCGAGAGCCTCGACCTGCTTCTGCTCAGCCATCGCCAGAGCCATCAGGGACTTCGCGGTATGTGTCTTGATTGCCATGGGTACAGTATACCTGACGTGACACGAAGTTGAACAAGAATTTCGGTAATTTTTTACGATGTCGGGAAAGCGACACAATGTTACCGGTTAAGAGCTTTTTAGCGGATAAGCGGCACAACGTTACCGGTTAGAGGGTTCTATCCCTATATGCTTTTGGGGGATTGTGAGCGCACACTAAAGTGAAATAGTTGAACTTTTTGGTAACAATGTGGGGTTCTCGGCTCCTATAGGGTTAAGGAGGCAATTAATATGGAGAAGTTTTTGGTTGGATTTGAAGACACCGCAGCACTGGCCGTTCCCCCTGAGATTTACGAGGTCCGGAAGCAGCGGATGAAGAGGCTCATTGAACTGGGAGCCCCTATGGTAGTCATTCGGAACGAGGCGGTCATTCTCTTGACTTGCTTCAAAACGTAAGGAGGGGAGCCTTTACTGGCTCCCCTTCTCTAACTCATGAGGGCACACGCCCCCATTATTCACTCGACCACAGTTGCAGTGTGATTATAGCTCGATGCCGTACCGCTTGGCAATACGGTTGCGGGTACGCTCACGAACGGATGCGGCCTTGTTCTCTTCAGAGCTTCCCTGTGCTTCGGGAATCTCCAGCTTGGCTGGTGCCTCAGGCTTGGCGTTGTTGTCGCGGTCAGTGATGAACGGGACGGAGCCATCGGCCTTTTTTTCCTTCTTAGTATGAATCGGGTCTTTCTCTTTCTTATGGCACTCTTCGCAGAAATCTGTGCTGTGACCTGCCGCAAACGGGGTCATTTTGTAAGCGTGAGGTTTAGTTTTAATCTTGGCTTCCTTGTCGAAAGCTTCCTCAGCCGGTTTGGCTTCAGAAGACTCAAGTTCCTTTTCGCCTTCCTCGAACTTCTCCTCGTCAACGGTAATCTTCTCTTCAGGATGTTCCTTCTCGCCTTCGACAACTTCCTTCTCACCCTCTTCGGCGAAAGCATCTTCGACCGGGGTCAGGTCGAGGTCAATACCCATGTTCTCGGCGAGAGCTTCAATCGCACCGGCAACATCATCGAGTGAGTGATAAACCTCGCTGATAGCGTCGGCCACAACTTCAGGGGCCTCTTCAGCGATACGCTTGAACGCGGTCGCGTACTTCTTGGTGGTAGCAAGACGGACTTGGATGGAGGCAGTCTTCGGAGCCTCGATGAGGTCGAGATTGTCACGCAGGTTCGACAAGGCGTCGGCCATAGTGCCAAGAGCGTCGGCTACTTCCGCGAGAGCCACATCAGCTTCTTTCGGCTCCTCGCCAGCTACCTGACGGAGACGAGCCCACTTCGATTGTTCATTCTTACTAGCCATGATTCCTCCACTGCACTTTTTGCAGTCTACAGATGGTTTCTAAATTACTTTTTCTTCAACAACGGATTCTTGTAAGAGGCCGCTATAGCTACTGGTGGAGTATAAGTCGGCTGGGTGGGTTCTTCCACTTCTTCCACAGGAGTTACAGGTTCAGTAGTAACTCCCTCCCTGATTTCCTTAGCCTTCTTCTTAGCCCCACGCATCGTTCGCTCTTCGTAGGACTCACCCGTCTCCAAATCCTTCAACATGAAAGTCTTGATGCGACGGGTAGGGTCAATCTGAGTGATGGTGAAACGCTTGTCGTCGCTTTGCACTGTGTTCATCGAGACGCGGTTCCAGCCACCCCAGCCAGCCATGTGGAACAAGGCATTGGGGAGTTCTGGGACGACTGTGTGCTTCTCCTGCTCTGGCTCCTCATTGACCGCCATGGATTCCCCCATAGGGGTAGGGGCACCCGGTGCAGGAGGTACAGTCGGGGTAGTTTGCTGACGAACTGGCATGAAAGGTACGGACATTGTTAGTTCCCCACTCGATCATGAGAGGGATTATTAGCATGATGGTTAAGAACGCAATCGCCGCAGAAGAGACCCTTACATGCGGGGCACTCCGTGGGGTTGTTGCCCTTGCCACAACCCTTGCAGGTCGGGCTCTCCCACATCTTCGCGGTGTGAGCAGAAGCAGCCAACGCCATACCACCAAGTTCTGCAAGTGTGTCGCCCCCGATAGCACCTATAGCCCCTTCACCTTCGCCACTGATAGGAGCTTGCATGTTGAAGCTCTTACCCTTATCATCCTGTGAGCCGCTGTCGGGAGGGGGGTTGAGGAAGTCTGCTACCGGACCCGCTACCTTCTTGTCAGGGGTACGATGGCAGCTACAGCAGTTGGAGTTACACTTGTGACCCTTATTTGATGTACGGGTCTCGCCGCACAGAGCACACTTGTCTTCAGCCGTCTTAGCCGAAGCTGCTACTGCCATGGCTTTCTGCTTTTTGCCAATCTGCCGCATGATTTCGAGGAAGGGGTTCGGACGGTAGCCCTTGCCCTGACGCTTGATGGCGATGTCAATCAGCTTGGGGAAGTCACGCCAGACCTTCTTGAAGACAACTGGGTCTGCACCAATCTCAGCGTTCCATTCTTCGAAAAGGGTGGACTGCTTGACCGACTCCGATGCCTTGAATGCATCGTAAATCAAATCGAACAGCACCACGTAACGAGTAGCCTGAGATTCGCCGATGTTGGTGTTAAGCCAGTTGACGAAGAAGCTGCGGAAGTGGTTGATGTCGATGTCGGTTTCGACAGCTTCATACTCACCCTCACTCGCGTGCTCTTCCGTGTCCAACACATTAACTTCCTTGCTGTCGTCATTACCCGGCGACCACATGGAGTCCGTGTTCTCTTGACGCATGACCTTCTTGATGTAGTTGTTGGCTTCTTCCACACGCCACATAAAAGTCTGAATCAGGAACAACGTGACCTGACGTTCTAGAGTTTCGGATTGTGTCTTCTCGGGGAAGGAGTGGATGCGTTCTTCGAACCGGCTAAGCACCTTGCGCTTTGCCAGCGCGTTAATGATGATATGGTGGATGGCCTCGTCCTGCTCTTCCTCATCGCGAGACATAAGTTTGGGAGCGATTACTGCCGCGAACCACTTAGCCCAGTTCATGGTTTCGTCAACCGGCAGACCGGACTCACGTATGTATTCCTTTACATACTGATCGAAGTCTTTGTTGAAAGCAACAATGTAACGCATCCAAGCAGCGTGACGTGCAAGGGCGGCAGTGACTGGAAAAAAATCAGTTGGTGGTTGGACAGGCTTGCCCTGCAAGTCGGCGAAACAGTAACGTACCGTTCCTTCGGATGCCAATTTAGACGTGCAGCGAAAGACACTCCCGTCAGCAGAATGGACGATAGCACCAGCACGGATGAGAGGGGAGAATTTGGCGTTCATGCTTTTTCACCTACTGTAGGTTTAGAAAATATTTACCCGTGACATGGTTGACAATCAAATAAATGAACATACGAATAACCCTCTAGTATAGAGGGTTATTCGTAGTTGACATTTCGACTGGTCAATCCGTGAGAGGATCGTTAGGTGCTCCGTCAGTCTTCTTATCTTCTGACATCACTGCCTTCAAAGTTTCGAGGTACTCGCTGTGATCCTCGAATGCTTGTGGGTCGTGGGGAGCACCCTTGTCGTCGGAAGCAGCGTACTTGACGCCCATGCGGTTCAATTCCGAACCGTAAAGTGAGTTCATCGCGTCTGCGTCGGACTTTGCGATTTTCTTAGCCATGGTAACTTTTCTCCTGTTTGAGGTCAAAATGAAATCCTCTATATAATAGAGGCTTTCATAGTTGAAAATTAGAGGTTATTCACTTCTTTGGCGTTGCTGGTGGTGCTGGTGTTGCCGCGGGTGGTGCTGGTGGTGCAGCCGTTTTGTACCACGCATCCTTGCTCTGGTCATACACATAACTGGTATCCCAGCCATTGTCCTTGCGAACACGTTCGACCCATGCGGCCTCCTGCCCTTCAAGGACAGCGTACTGAGCCTTCATTTCGGACATTTTCTCCTTGTACTCTCCGCTCATGGCAGCGGCGGAGAGAGTCAAAGTCGTTTCCTTCTCGATAGCGAGAAGAACCTGAGCATGGGCAAGGGGGTCAAGCACTTTGGCCGTCACTTCAGTAGGAGTGACTGTCGGGGTCGGGGTTGGCGGTGGGGTTGACTGAGCAAGGATGCTGGTGGACACCATTGCTAAAGTAAGTAGACCGATTAGCTTCACTGTGGGGGTTCTCCTTGGGGGGGTACTGTAGTTGTAGGTACTGTGCTCTGCTGGTTATTCTCTGCCCAGCTAGACACTTTGTTAATACCGTACAAAGCCCCACAAGTAGTGACAATAAACGTTGCTCCAGAAGTAAGAAATGCATCGAACTGTTCGATGGTAACGTACTTGTGATGAACTGAAACAGCGAAGGAGATACCGACGCCGAGAATAAAGGCAATAAGACCAGCCATGTGAACTCGGGTTGAAGAGCCGGAACCATCCGACTCGCTATAGACAGACCTCAGCCAGCTAAACAAGGAAGAAAGAAACTTAAGTATGTAGGTAAATGCAGTGTTCATGGAAGCTCTCCTTACTATGGAGTTTAAAGTCCAACTTTATTGAATGTAGCCTTTCAGAGTTCCCCCGTTAAGGGAGCTTCCCTTATGTGCAGTTACCCCCGATGATTCCACCCCGCCTATCGATGGCGGATTTGGCCGTGTGGTGCCATAGTAATCGGTCGTCAGCCCAGTGTAGATTCCGGTGTATATTGCTGGGCTTATCCCACTGAGGTAGAAACTATTGCCAGAGCCTGCGAACGGGTTGTATACATCAAACGCTGCTTCTGAAACCCAAGTTTGCGACGGCTCACTCAACATGAGCGGGTCGGCACAGAGGATGTGGTTCGTCCCGCAGGTATCCCCGCTTTGAACGCCGTACTCGATGTTGTACGAGGACACCATATCAACCGGATTCGTATCATCGAAGTAGTACATATCGGGCGGGTTGCCGGGGTTGAACGGAGACGCCGTGTATGGCGAGGTGTAGCCGAGAACGATGTTGTTTGTGAAGTTGTACGGCGTCGTCGTGCAGGCTCCGACCGTGTTGCATCCCGGCTCAAAGAAAATAGGCTGATAGCTAACGAACGTGTTGTTTGTGAAGTTGACCGTGGCCCCCGCGTCCGCAAAGTAGTCGAACAGCGGACCACCGGCGCGGCAGTAGGTTGAGAGATATGAGCCGGGAAGCCCAGTCGTGATGTTGAAGTTCTGCGCCGCCCCGGTGAGCTGGACGGACAGCCTCATGCAGTTGCCCATCATCAGGTTGTTGTCGAAGACGAGCGTAGAGTTTGCGTCCTGCCCCCACTTCCCACTCTGTCCCATGTTGCCAATCCAAACGGAGTCTGTCAGGTTCAGATTGTGGATGAGCGTGTGTGGGCCCATGGCGCCGTCCTTCACGTTGTAGCCGATGTAGCAATGGTCGCAGGTAAAGGTATTGAGCAGAGAACCTTGCCCAGACCACGCATCGCCAAACCCGCCACTTCCTTGGTCCCAGCACGACTTCGCCGGATACGCGGTGTTGACGATTGGATACTGCTCCAGGCATCCGTTTCCGACCATGGTCACGTAGTGCTGCGTCAGTGTTGAACCAGAAGCGTCTGGAGTCGCGTACCTTTGATAGGTTCCGCTGGTTGTAGCGGAGTCGTTTGCGTGAGTGAGTGGTCCGGTGATGGTTGTTGATGTCGCGCCCGTGATGATAATGGTCTGAGCGTTGAGGTAGGTGTACGGCGCGGAGAATCCTTCCAGTTGAATGAGGTTTCCTGCAACCAAGGTATTGCTCGCTGTCAGAGTGATGACGTTACTGGTGATGGAAAATGCAGTGACTGGTTCAGCCCCTCCACCTCCGTCATCGAAGTTCCAGCCAGCGAAGGCATTGAAGTCTACGGAGACTCTGTTCAGGGTCGTAGGACCACCCAAGGGTCCACCGATCCCAAGGTTTGTGAAGCCGTGGATGTATAAATCCTGTAGTAGGATATTTGACGTAGCTTGGTTGATGATGACACCCCAGTTGGCGTAGTCACTTGCTGGTGAGCCGGAGCTACAAGTCGATGGATACTGCTGACCTCCTCCACCAATCGTCGTACACGCACCATTGTGTGAGGTAATCTCCAGACCTTCTACATCAACGTATGAGCTACCACTCAAGTACAAGACTGCTCCTACTCCGAATCCTCCGAATAGCTGAGTTTCGTTACCGGAGAAAGGGTATCCAATCACAGGAGTGCAGTCCCCATCATAGGCACACCCTCCGAAGATTCTAGTAGGTTGCCCCGACGTTCCATTTTTGGGTGGAGGAATAGAGCACCCGTAGGAGGTTGTAACTCCATGACACAGGCCGTAGGTATTATTTGGATCGACTTGACCGATTCGGCAGGCCGGTGACGCCGGGTTGACTTCATTCGGCTGGTTAGCGCAGCTACGGATGACGTACGTGTCACCGCCGTTTCCAACCCACGCTTGATTGCCATACCCGCCTGTCGTGTATAGATAGGGGGCTTCATTGAATGCACAGTGCTGATTCGGGGTTGAGCCTATAGGCGCTGTGTCCGCCGTACCATCGCAGGTACCGGTGGGGTTGTCCGTAGCATCATAGCGAGGTCCACCATTTGATCGTACGAACCATGTCTGGGCTCCGACAAGGGTGTAAACCGCACTCACTACTGAAGAGTTCGTAAGCCCAGATTTAGTACCTATAGCCTTCACAGTCTGTGTGGAAGAGACTGTGATCGGAGCAGAGTATGTAGACCCGCTTGAGCAGGTTCCGGGAGTTAATGCTGCGGGGGTTGAACCATCAGTCGTGTAGCAGATCGTCGCGCCACTGGTAGAATCGCTGATCGTTACTGTCTGAGTGGATGTGTATGTGCCTGTCCCCGGCGAAAAGGTTGGGTTGGCGACCGGGGTTCCTACGTCGTCGGCCACATAAGGCGACCCAATTGAGTCGCTTGGATAGATAAACATAGCAGGCATAAGCCCAGAGACGGCGTTGTTTGACCCCGAGGTGCCCGAGCAGATGGTTGTGCTGGTGGTCACATCGGTGACTATATAACTATTTGGGGATGACCCTACCGTACCCGGCGTGAATTGAAATTTAATCGTGTGGCCTGACGCCGGTGCGGTCGAGCACCCGCCTAAATCTGCTCTAGAACCGCTACCCGCGACAATGTAGAAGACAGACCCGATATTGGGAATGTAAAAATACCCATCGCCGGTTGTGTCGGCTACGCCTAGTCCAGAATATCCGCCCCCAGACCAATTCAAAACTGCCTGACTATAGTAGGGGTTGGTGAACGTCAGACTATTGAGTGAAACCATGCAATAGCTGCCGCCCGATGTTACAGCGGTGCCAGAAGATGCTATGCAGGTTGACGGAGCAGTGCTGTCCTGAGTCCAATGGGAGCCAAGTGTTGAGCCTGTAAAGTTGTCCGTGTAAATCGGACCAGTAGCCCATGTGTACGTGGTCATCGAGAACGGGGGGAGCGTGTCGCCGGACGGATTGCTCAACGTCGTAGGCGTAGGCTGGACGATGGGGGGCGTTCCGCTGCTGATTACAGTGCTCTCATTGTTGTCCGTGATGTTCGTGCTGGTAAATACGGTCTTCGTGACTGTCCCGGTTGGAGCCGCCGCGCCTGCAAAGGTCACCGCCTCGCTGCTGGTCAGGTTCAAGTTGTAGACGATGAGCGAGTAGTTCCCCGCCCCATCCCCGAATCCAAATGCCTGCACATACGGAACAGCGGGGTTAGCCACGATTTGATACGTGAGCGTCGTCCAGCCGGGATTGGGCTGCGCCGCTGGTGAACTGTAGGTCGGGGTTCCCGTCTGCGTGACGGCAAGCAGATTCGGCAGCATGGCGGCGTTGACCATATTCAGCGCGATTCCAGACGGCCTGTCCACCACGCTTGCATTCGTCGGCCCCGGCATGATGCGATTAAAACCCCACAAGGGAGACTTGAGCGCACTGGAGGTACCGCAGGCTCCCGCCGTGTCGCTGGTCGCTGTATAAAAGGCGTTGGCGTCTTCCGGCAACGCAAAGGCGTTCTGTACCAGTACACCAGCATCGCGCACGCCGAGCAACATATTGAGCGTTGCATCCAAGCCTGAACCAATACCAGCTACCACGCCGTTGATGGTGCCTTGGGTGACTCCAGCCAGTCCGCATTGGGTGCCGAGGTTGGTCTCGTAGATCGCTCCCTGCACGCCGAAGTTTGATTGCGAATAGTGCTGGAGGAAGTAGGTATAGCCTGTGCCGGGAATATTAGACGACACCGAATTATAGTTTGAAAGCTCGGCGAACATCGGTCCAAAAATGTTGGCATTGGAACTGGTGTCGGTCATGATGTTGAAGACATATGGAGCGCCGTCAATGTAATCGGGGGCAGAGCCCGAACTGGCGGCTTGCGTCAAGACGTTCTGGTTCCAGCCGCCGTTATCGTTCGACTCCAACACGAAGCCGGAACCAACCATCTTCATCTTTGAGTTGTAAAAGGACGAATCCCTGAAAATCGCCGTATTCTCGCCGAGAAGGGTGCCGTAGACTAAGCCCTGATTCGCATACAGGTTCTGCCCGTTCGGGCCATTCCAAATCTCATTACCCATCTCCAGATAGATGTGGTTAAAAACCGAAGTCCATGGGGTAATCTGCCCCGAGTTGCAACGGATAGTAGTGTAAGCATTGCCATTGCCGCACGTGCCTGACAGATATGCCTCAAGACTCTGCACGTCATAAGGGGTTGCGTAGGCGGAGAATGTTATCCACGGGTCAGCACCAATTGCAGACGCCAGTTGTAGTTGCTCTGGCCATCCAATGTCGATGATCCCGCCGTACTGACCAAAAGTACTCGCTGCGCACATCGCACGCGACTCGTAGGGAAGCATGACATTCTCGACTGTGCATCCCCAGATGCCTCCCGTCATCAGACGTAGAATCCCCGGCTTCAACGCTAGAAGCCGCTGGTAGACGGCGTTGCGGAACGGTGTTGTGTTGCCACCGGTGGGTGCTTCGGTGAGCGCCACGTCCTGCACAATGACTGTGCCGCTGGCGACCGTGAGTTGGACGTTGATTCCTTCGGTTACTTGAGAGCCTGTCTCAGACGCTGTGAAGGTCTCGGTGTAGTTCGTCCACCCGGCTCCGGCAGTTGCATTAACTGTGGGAGTCACTGTCCCAGTGGTGAAATATGTACCGCCAATTCGGTTTACCTGATACGAAATCGTCGGGGTTCCTGTGGTGCCCTTGGCACGGAAGCTCAGCGTATACGACCCATTCAGGTTGATCCACACGTTACCAAGGGCAGGCTGATCGGCCTGCATGGTCAGCGTATTTGGCGCGACCATATGGAGAGCCTGCGGGGCGGTAGAAGATGGCGACAGGTCTGTGGTCTCGAAAGAGCCGTTGGCTGTGCTGCTCAAGCCAAAGTAACCCGCTGAACTCGCCGCCGTCGATGTATACCCACCGGCGCAGGTGCTGAGAGCCGACGTACACCGCACGATCATCAAATCGCCGTTCGAGCATCCTGTTCCCCATGTGCCATGGAGAGTCTGCCCGTTGGACCCGGAGGCTGCGTCGCTTGACGTGATCGTTCCTGTCTCACCCGTGTCTGCGCCGTAAACAACCTGAAAAGTAGCTCCCTGCCAGAAGTTCGCAGGCTGTGGGGAGTACTGGTTCTGGTCAACCCATGTCGATGTGGTTCCCGAAAGGCAGGTTGTTGCCATGTTCCACATCTGCGGGTTAAAAGAACCACCCGCAGCGGCCAGCAGATTTGCCGACATCTGACCGTTGAGATAGAGCGCGCCATCGTCAAGATTGACGCCAAAGACGTGCCCATTTGGACCTGTTGGCAGGACGGATTGGATACCGCCGCCCGACGCCACGGGAATCGTGATCGTCGTCTGGGCAAAAAGAGCCCCTGAAAACAATAAAACCAAAAATAGAACTAGGTTTTTACTTAGCATTGGTTACCCGAACTCCTGAAAGACCGTGTTGAACGGCGGGGATTATTATGGTTTTACCGTCCACTTTTACTCTCTGTTCATTACCAGTTTGCCTAATTTGCACGTAGGTTCCCGTTCCCGTAGCACAGGTTGAAGGCGACCCTGTGAGCGTTACCGAGTCAGCACAGGTACCAATTTTATGATGTGCCCCGTGTGGTAGAACTATCTTATTCAGCTTCGTGTCCCCTACTATAACGTAGAGGGGGGTGAATACGATGGTCTGAGCCATCGCGGGGAGGCAGAATAGGAACAGTAGTAATCGAATATTCTTCACTGGTCGTGCTCCTTCTTCCAATTAATACCCGCGTCCCAGAATAAGACTGCGAAAGCACGCATCTTTTCTTCCCCTGCAATTACCGGGAGCGAATCGGCGACAGGAGAAATGTGTCGCGACTTCCACCGCTCCCACTGCTTGTTGAAATGTAACCTGCTGTTGAACTGCAATCTGCTCTGCTGTTCATCCATGCCATACCCCTCTTAGTTAGCCTGTGTAAGAGTACAGTCCACCGTGTACCCACCGACAGTACCCGATGTTGATACAGCATAGGTGAAGTTATTAGTCGCGAACGTTGCTACGGTGGATACCTGAATCGGTGATCCGTTGAGGTTCGGGTGCCCTGTCGTCGTGTTTAGCGCCGGGTAGGAGTAGGACTGCGCATTTCCGGCTGGGTCTGTATACCCAAGGGTAACTGTCGCTGTACCAGCCCAAGCTGTGGTAACCCAAAGAGAACAACCGTAATACCATGGCCCACTCTGGTTCTGCGAATCGTTGAACAAGGTAGTTGTGCCTATTGGACCTGTAGCAGCTATCTGACCTGTGTCGGCACGGTCTGCTGATGTCCCGACGCCAACCGTTGGGAATCCTTCCAGATTGTTGATTGCGCCCGGTATACCCAAGTGTCCATATAGGTCGAAGTGGAAGGAATACCCGTTAGGCAGCTTAATGTCGAGAGGGTCACCCAACTGTCCGGGACCAGAAAGAATTCGTACGGCGGTGTTCCCAGTTCCAGACGTTGTATCCTGTATGTCCAAAGTATCTGTTGGCACAAATGTAGTTGGACCAATTCCAAGGGAGCCTGCGTTAGTGTATAGGTTGCTTACACTACCGCCTGCCGCAGCGCAAGCCCCGTCGCCGCGTAGGAAGGTTGACGATGAGCAGGAACCAGACCACAACCCGTACACGTCAGCCGCTACCGCATCCGAGATTGCTCCGGTCGTAGTCGTGTTCTTGACGATACCTGTAGCCAGAGTAGCCCAATTCTGGTTGCTCGTTCCGAGTGTGAGAGTTGCTGTGTTAGCTACCCCCGAGCCGCCCTGAGCAGGACTCCATATGTTTGTCTCACCCGCCGCACCCACATCCCACGTTACCTTTCCGGTTGAAATTGGAACATACATATAGAACTGACCCACCGTCGGAGTACCTGACCCCGTAGCCTCGTTCAGCCCTAAACACCCGCCCGTGATTGTAGAGCATCCCGTAGGAGGAGAGACCCCTGATGAGAGGGAACCGGTGGCCGTGAGAGCTACAAACGTTGCGTCGCCACTGGCATCGATCTGCGCCGGGCATGTCCCAACTACAGTGGTGCTCGACCCGGAGCATCCGAATCCTGCGATGCCATGCACTGACAGTGGGTACGGAACGGCATTTCCAGCCGTCCAGTTCAGCCCTACGTTGCCAACGTGGGCAGGCCACAGGCTGTAAGGGTTGTAACTATCAATCCAGACCATTCCGGTATTGGGTCCGTTCTCGCCTCTTAGCGCGACGCCACCGGCAAAGGAATTTACCGAAGGGTAGCCAAAACCGCTTGCGTACAAGTCGATTCGGTCTGAAGTTGAACCAATGCTGGCGAAAGACTCTCCGCTCATAAGCAGATGTCCGGCTGTGCTGCTATTGCCGAAAACACCATCCAGCGGCGCAAATGGAGCGTTCGCTGAAATCACACCACCTTGCGTCACTCCATAATCGAGATAGCTACTGTTACAAAATGTTCCACCTGAGAAGCAAGCCGAGTTACCGTTAAACAACCACTGGCCACTTGTGTTGCTGCTGATTGTATTTCCAGCAGGGTCTTTGAACTCCGTCATACTGGTTTGTCCGGTAGCCCAGTTGTTCCACTGAAAGGCAATACCATATGGAGATAAATTACTGATGAAGTCGGACCCAAACAGTCCAGATGTCGATCCTCCAAATCCCTCAGTTCCAGCACTCATAAAGGTTGGAGGAGCGGCTCCTTTTAGCGAACCGTCAGCGTTTAGGTAAAAACTCTCATCGTTTGCATTTTCGATATCAATAGCACCACCGTTACTAGCAGTCGCTCCGAGACCAGATTCCTGAAAAAAGAACCCTTGGCATCCGGCTTCACCAGCAGTAAGGCACCGATTTGTCCCTTGTATGAATGCGGTGCCTTGTTCATCGAAGTTAGTGTCAGAGACTACCTCTGCTGACCACGTCCCACCGTTAGGTCCTAGCTGAAAAGTAGACGGAGGAGTTCCTGACCCAGACTTCACAATTCTTGCGGCAGGATAAAGGGTGACGTTCGATGGCGTTGTTCCCCGGTTGGCAAAGGTACAGGTTCCCCACGTTGTGTGTCCATTCAGAGAGCTATTCCAAGCTGGGAAAGTGCTGCCAGAGGTGCAAGATGAGGTAGTAATATTTTGCTGATCGTTCACACCATCAAACACGTAGGTGTTTGTGTAGTTGTACACAAATGACGTAGTAGCAGGTAGAGACACTTGCATTTGTTCAGAGTATTGTTGCGGAAGTTGAAATGGGTTGACCGACGAAGTACCTTCAGTCATATAGATAAGGTTTGTCCCATCAAGAGAATCTGTCGCCCAGTACCCCGTACGCAAGTTGTAAGGCGAGGCAAGGTCGGCTGCTGATGTTAGGTTGTGAAGATGGCTTTTCAGGACGACGACACTGACGTTCGGACGAGTAATTGGCAACGTGATTGTCTGAGTCGGAGCCGAGCCGGATACACCTGTGATTTTGGACTCTTCAAGAAACTGATTACCAATTACTGCAACGGAGTCTCCTATGCTAAAAGTACCTGACCCTCCTTGCATGGCGATGGATGTGGACACAGGAGCATCTGGCGTTGTGTTAGGCTCCAGATTCACGTTAATTGCGCATCCACCAACTGAAGTGGTGGGAAGACCACCAGAAGTCGCCATCTGGTACATCCAATAAAGGGCTGCTGTATTGCATGGTGCAGACCACGCAGTGAATCCCGTCGAATATCCTCGCAACTGAGTAGTAACAATTGGTGCAGTAGTTTCCACAAGCTGTGATCCCGCCGAAGGCCAGCACTGCTGAGGAATACCGGGTCCACCGCAGTCATGTGCCGAGAAGGTTATGTTCGGTGCTGAGTAGGTTCCAACGGTAGGTGAGTCGGGGACTGCTTCACCACCCAATTCGTGAAATGCGACATTGCCTTCGTCACTGGAATAAGCCCTTCCAGCTTGCGATGCATTGTAGAGATATATCCCTCCGGTATCACCTACACTAGGGGCAAAGTGCCAGATAGTCAAAGCCTGCTTTGTCGAAGCCGCCGACATATTGTCATAAATTTGAACCGTGGTGGCAGACGTTCCTTCTGCGGCTAATAGCCCATTCGATAAAGAGTAAGGTCCATACGAGGTCATATTAAATGTATGACCTGATGTCCCATTTGTGAGTGGAGGTTGCAAGGTGTAGTTTTCCTCAAAAGCGGACAGACCTCCGTAGATCGCCCCCGGTTGAGTGAAGAATGACGCATTGGGTGCTGTGAGATTCTGAGTCGAGGTGCCCAGCGTCTGTGTAACCTGCGTAATACCCGCCGTGCTTTCGTTGATGTGTGAGGGACCACCAATAGTGTTAGCATTAGTTGCCAGACCTACATAATTGGGGGTTTGACCTACGACCGAGCCACTGCCCCCACTCCCGCTACAGGAGAGCACTCCCGCTGAAACCGTGCAGGAAGTTCCGTCTGGCTTCATAAGTCCAAGGGTTGAGTTAGTTGCGACTGGAGCATTGGAGGACAGTGCATCCCAATAGGAGGATAGAGATGCCGGAGTGTGCCCCGAGTTATTGGCGACCTTGGAGATGTAAGTCAACCCACCATAGGTAACCATGTCGTTGACGTTATAGGATATTGAGCCACTCCACGCCCCCAGATATACTACCAGCGTACGTGTAATTTGGGCGGAAAGGGGGGTGGGGGCGGCTACACCCAGTCCAACAGCCATCGCCAATATTACCAACAAAAGTCGCTTCATTTGTCCTCCATCTTGTATATAAGAATCTCGTAGTCTGTTTTTATCTTTGACTACAAAGAGATGAGGTCAAAGGCACCATTGGTGATATAAAGCTTATAGGGGAGATTGGTTTCAATGTCAGTAAACGGCAGGTAGGGAACCCCCACTCCACTCAGCACTGGGATAAACTCCAATGCACCACTCGTGACTTGAAGCTGGTACAAGCTGCTCGTAACCGAGTCAATCAGTATCACCTCACTCACGCCTGCTGCCACTACAACAGGGATGACAGTCACTGCTCCATCTGCAACTACAACGTTATAGGCACCCTCTGTAACGGTATCCACAAATGTGAATACAAGCACCGTAACTTGAGCCGTTGTAGTAAGTGCGAGGTGCCCCACCACGTCATAGGCGTCCAACGTAAAGAGAGTTGTTGTAGACACTCCTTCTGGAAAGAACACACTCCCAACGCCCCCTGTATCGATGAGCCCAGAGTCATACCCCGTCGCCGTTATTCTAATTTGAACAATACCCGTGGTCTCCCAGATAAGGGTGAGGGGGACGTAAAGGGCTGTGACCGAGTTAGGGATAGCTCTAAGGATTGCAGTTGGGGTGGGGTTTGTTCCTACGTCTCCTGCGCTACTGTACCCTGCTATCAAAGCGAAGCTGGGTAACCCCCTCACCCCTGAGTCTATAAAGAAGGGTCTGGGCATGTGGTGTATGGCTTGAATCACTCCCTGTAGGTTGATTGAAGTGTCCATATAGAGCAGGTACCTATTATTTTCGACATCGAACGCGAATGTACGTACCGGGGTGAGGTACCCATCCACATACACTTCAAGGTCGCGGCGAGGGTCGAACTCCCCTAGAGGTCCTTCCTGCACAAATGGACCGAGGTAGTCATTCAGAATCCACTGGATGCGGTCAGGGTAGGGGGTATTGGTTTCAAAACTAAACATCGTCATCCCCCACCAACATAGACAGCAGTTTCATCTCTAGTGAAGTCTGCTTGCGTTTCTTCATCTTCTGTTCAACCTGTTCTTTGGTTTTACGCATGGTGCTCAACAGGTCGTCGTCCGTTGGAACGTTGTGTCCATGCTCTGCCTTCTCAGCCTCAGTCTCATAGGGGAGCCCCTTATGCAAGTGGGGTTCCTTCTTTATCTTGTCGTGCTCCTGTTGCTCAAGCTTATGTTCTTCGTTCTCCACCATAGCGTTGAGGTCGTCTTCCCCCTCCGGCTCTTCCTTGGACACATCCTCAGTCTTCGGCGTGTCCACAACCAAGGGTTCTGTCGCGTTCTCATTACGTTCGACAACACCGGGGACTTCTTCCTCTTCGGGAGCCTTCTTACCTTCTTCCTGTTCACGCAGGGCATCGATGAGCTTTTGTTGGATGCTCTTGTTTTTCTTCTCGCGGAGCTTCTTTATCTCCTGACGCTTCTTCATCGCGTCCTGTTCCTTCTTCAGTTTCTCCGACTTCTCCGTGGGCTGTTGTTTGTCCTTGTTCCGTTTAACCGTATTCTCACGGATAATGTTCTGAATGTTGTGCTGCACAGAGGGTAGGATACGTTCCAGCACAGCCTTTTCGTGCTTGCAATTGTGTACGACCACACCATTAGCTATAAATGATTCATCTTCATCCACGGTCAAATCGTGAAAATATTCCGGGGCATCAACATCATTCGCTGAGTGAAGCACTCTAGTAAACCCATCTTGCCATACATCGGTTTCTTGGTTAGGAAGACCTGTATTCAACTGGTCGATAACATGAGTACGCAACCTACCCCTCATCAAATCAAGAAGCTGGGGGTACTGTTTGTAATTCCAGTAAAGGCGGAAATACCTGTTTTTCTTTCTAACCCCCTCCTTTTTACCCCGCCAATCTTGGTGGAGACGCCCATGCCAAATACCCATGCTATACAGCATGGTAGATATTTGGGATACAACATGAGGAGAGATTGAATACACATATTGTTGCCCCGAAGCATCAAAATGCCCATCCCCCAAAGCGTAAGATGACACAAGGGCTTGAATGGCCTCTGTGTTCCACTTAAACACATCAGGAGCGAGGCGCTTCGTAAGGGAGCCGCACCCCGCCAATTGAATCATCTTAGCCGCAAACTTACCGTCATTGACAATGACATTGAGCCACTTTTTCCCCCCATAGTTGCGAAACTTAATTTGAATATCAGCTTCAGCCCCGAGAACCCCAAACAATTTGGACTGGATATCCTGCCCAAGAGTTTCGGCCTCGTCCTGATTAATCGTAAAGTTTACCCCCCATACACGAGAGGTTACCCCGTTTATATCGCATACCACTCCTTTTGTGGTGGGTCTGCCTGACTTGACCTTATTCGGGATTCCCTTTCTATATATTGGGCTACCTTCTGCCAAATAATACCCCAGCAAAGAAGCAAAGTTGGAATCAACTTCAGTGCCTCCATCCCATTGTATTTTTGGGAAAAACAGGTACTCGTGAAACTCCAATTTATCCGATTCAACCCACCCCAACTTGCCTTGTGAGCAGTCTTCAATTTCAGGATCGCCCACATGGGCGACCCGGTTTTGCACTCGGGATATAGTGCCCTGACTAACCCCATACCTCTCAGCCAGAGTGTACTGATTTTCTATACTTGAATGTATCTCAGCTATTGCTTCCTCAGAGAGTTTTCGAGAAGGACGATTACGGTGGTGACCCGGCAAGAACTTACGCCCCCACTTTACCCCCCTATAACCGAGGGGCAGTGAACCTTTACAGCCACAGAAGCAGGTTTCATTTCCTCGCACAACAGCTAGTGGGTGCTCTTTAGATACAATCAGGGGTTCGGATGCCCCTTTAGCTCTAACCTCCCGAGCTATCTCTCCAACATGTGCAGGTCGTCCAGAAACATGAGTAACTTTACGAGCACGCCCTTTATGAGTGACAACCCAATCCCCCACCTGTACATTTTCAATCAGTTTTTCAGTACCATCCCCCATCAGGACGCGGGTTCCGGGGGCTACGCATAAAACAAAATTCTTACGTAGGTCAAGCCGCTTCGTAGGAGCAGTAAGTTCCGGGCGTGGCTCACCCAGCAGGGCATCTCGCTGGTGAAGGTTCCACTGAGCCCCCCAGTAGAGATGGGCAGGGCAGCTACAATTAAGCTTCACATCAAGGTCGTTGGCGTTCTGAGTATCCTCCACCTTGTCCACGTCAAACTTCACCGTCACGTCGTGACCGGCAGGGTCTGAGTAGGACTCACGGCACTTAACGTTGTAGCGAAGAAACAACTGCTTCGGGTTCGAGTCGAGCAGGGAGGGAGTACAGCCGGGACGACGCTTGATACTAAAAGAATTCGTCTGGCTCACAAGTTCGGGTACGCTAATCGCCACTTTAGTTTGCGGGTAGCTGATGTTGCCGAGTGAGATGGTGATAAAGGAAGCCATTGACCTAGTAAGCCCTCATGATAGATTCATGTAGTTCAATTGTCAGAGAGACTGCGGAAGTCGAATGGGCTACTGTTGTTCTCACCGTAGAAAACAACTTGAATCCTACTGTGTAGGTTAGGTACCCCAGCGTACCCCATAGAAAGGAGGCGACGAACGACGAGGGCTCTCAGGTATTTTCGAAACCCCCTTATATTTTGGTCAGCCTTTGTGTTATTACACCACTCACAGGCGGGGAGGAGGTTGTCGATGGTGTTCTGTCCACCCATGCAGCGGGGAGTGGCATGGTCTATGGTCTTAGCTTCCCGACCACAGAACCAGCATCTCCCCTCACACTTTCTAATAGCTTCAATCCAAAGGGTTCTAGAAATGCGGGACAAGAAAATTACTTCTCAGTTTCTACCGGCTCTTCAACCGGTTTTGGTTTGAGTTCGAGGAGGACTTGCTTCAAGCGGTAGGGAACCTCATCAGCGGAAAGCTCGATGGGATGAGCCTTACGACGCTTCAGTTCGCGATCCTTGTCCTCTTTGCTGGGCTCAGACGCGGCTACAGGTGTCTCTGCGACGACAGGGGTAGACTGGGGGGCTGGGGGAGGGACAAGAGCCACAGCGGGGGTATCGAGTACAGGTTCGATGAACTTGTTCTTAAGAAAGACCCCGATGCCTAGCGGCTCCTGTTTGACCACCTTCACAATCTGACCATTCCGGTATACGGTGAGTCGATTGTGATTACCCGTGTCATGCACCAGCACATCTCCCGGACGGACGTAGAAGTGGAAGTCCATGAAATCAATGGTGGTAGTTGCGACGTAACTACGCTGCATCTTGTATCCCCTTATACCTTACTCAAGTAGGCAATTATGATTCAACACCTACAAAAGGGGGGAATATTGGTAAAAGTAGGTTATAACCCCCTACCCCCTATCAGGAGGGGGTAACATCCACGGCTCCGTTCACTATGCTTAGGACGAAGGGTGCTCCTGTTATGCTGTCTAGCACTGTAATCCCGGTTACTCCTAGTTGATAGAACCCATCTAGAGAGCACCCCCATAGGTTATTGCCGTTTCCATTACCGTTACTTCCAGTACAGATGAGCCCCGTTTGAAATGTTGGAGCTATGTAGTAACCCACCCTGAAGTAGTTCTCCCCCGAGCCCAACGTGGTGAAGGGGGAATCTATACCAAGGTTGCCATAACCGTTGGATACCACTGCGATGCATAACTCACTGATGTAGCTGGTAGTGAGAGGAGGACTCTTCCATATGGCGTCGGGTCCGACTCCCGATATTAGACTTCCAGTGTCGTAGGCATTGACACCGGAAAACTCCCCTACAGTCATGGCCTGTACCCCCTCCGAGCCGCTGATGGTTACAGTGGTGGGTCCGCCTACACATCTTGAGCAGTACCAGAGTCCTGTTCCGGTAGCAACCCATGTGTTACCCGCAGTGTCAGAGCAGGACGAGCCCCCTCCGCTCATCGAGGCTATTAAAAAGTTACCCAACGTGGTGTTGGTTAGATAGGTCAACGACCGAGAGCCTCTACCAGCAAACCCCACTGAATTTGATTGTACGTATGCTATGGACATCCGAAGCCGCCTAAACTTGAGTTCTGTATAAGACCTTGGTAGTCTATAAAAGGGACTTCATTCCCTTTCTGCAAAATAGTTTGAAATAACTCTTGACAAGAGTGCGGGAATCCCTTAGAAACATAGAGGGGCAACAAACCTCAATCTAGAACGGCTTCGGAGGCCAGCATGAAATCCACCCCTATTAGCAGGCTTGGGCAGTCGCAAAGCTCTTGTGATTGTGACCGCAGTTGGCAAGCTCCTCATGGATGCCGGTCGATGCGCTCCAAGAGTTAGGGTTGCGGACGATAACGCTGTAGGTATGACCGGCTTACCGCATGGCGCGACGGCGCTACTTCGGCCCGCTGGTACAACGCTCGAATCGAAGACAGCACGGGCCATGAAATCGCCCCTGATGGTTCCCAACTCCCCACCGATCAGGAATGCCGCTGAATTTGAGGGGATGTAACCCATGGGCAAATCCACAATCAGCACCTTTCAGCTTTTCGCGATGTTCCCCCGAATACTTGTTCCAAAACACACAAGTGCCCAGTGGAGCTTAGTTTCCACTGGGCACCTATGCAGGAGGTAACGATGATGCATAGACTAGGGGTCGTCCAAAACCACAGCCTACAGTAACATAATACTCACAAAAAATGAGTTGATGATTTGTTCTTTCGTCGTCATACCTAATTAATATTCAGTGAGAAGCGTTTCTTCCCGCTATCCCAAATACGATACCATCCCTTGGCTTCCGCTTCGGATTTCTCATCCATGCCTGCCTTGACCCTTAGAGCGTACTTGCTTTTACGAACTGAACCGTTGGTGTACGAGTAATCCGGCTTTAACTCCTCTTCGAATGTGAACCCCAGCTTTCCATAGAGCCCACCCGTGTGAAACCGATTATCACTAAAGGTGACCATTCGCTTGAATCCCATAGAGCGTAGCTCAGGAAGAGCTAGATGAAGAGCCTTTTCATGAGGATTCCATGCTTTATATTCATGATTCCAACTAGCCCGATGCCACAGGATGACACCCTCTTCACGTTTCATAAAAACCCATACACCCACAAGTTGGGTACCATGGTGGGCAGTCACCGTCAGGCCACCGGATGCGGCTCCGAGGTAATGGTACGCATCTAGAAAGGTTCGAGCTTCAAATGGAGTTTCATGATGGATAGCAAAAACCGGCTTGATGCGCTTCCCACTCCGGGGTTGAATCATCGAACGTACGAGTGCCTTAACTACATCAGGTTTCTCATTCCACTCATCCTGATAAATCTGGAGAAGGCGGGTTGCGCCCTGTTGTAACCACTGAAACTTATCGGCGTCTTTAGACCCTTGAAGGTATCTCTCCGAGTGCCATATCAGTCCATGGTACTCAATAGCTAACGAGGCCGAAGGAACGTAGATATCCACTGTATGTCGTCTGGAAAACTGGGGAACCAAAGAGGACAAAGGGACTTCCATCTCTACCGGAACGTGGTATTCGTTACGAATGAAATCGGCAATATGGGTGGCTGGAGAGTTCGCCATCATACCCATTCGGTGACATCCACAGGACTTAATCAGTCCTTGTACGAGGGAGTCGCCGTAAACCACTGACGTGTTCCCGCAATCACAAGTCACATTCCACTGGTACTTCCCCCCCTGACCCACTCCATGTACAGTCGTTGTCGTAAGAGCGCCGAACCGCTGCCCTTCTATGTCCTTGAAGTTAGCGAGTGTGGCTTGTTCTCTCATGTAACAACCACATGAAGACGTGTGTCCACTATTCAAGTGAGCAGTGGATACCAGTGCCATGCCCCCACATTCACAAGAGCACTGCCAGAATGACTGACCGTTATACGACCCCTCGTTACGTTGGTGGTCTAATGTTATAACTAGAAGCCGTCCGAATTTCCTGCCCACCATACTGGGGATACGATTCTGGCGACTCTCTTTTACCAGACAACCACATGACTTGGATAACCCTCGCAGCACAGAAGCCCACGATATTTCTTTTGTTCCACCGCAGGAGCACACGAACCGATACTTCGTATGAGACACCCTAAGATTAAGAGGTAGGTTCTCCTGCTGAGGGTCAAGACGAAGTCGGTTCCACTGCATACCCAGCATATCCATACTAATACCCAAAAAGCGAAGGGACTGAGATTTCTCTCAGTCCCTTTAACCTTATCTAGTCACCTAGATTAGTTCTCGCCTACGTTCGGGGAAGCGAAGCGACCACTTACAGTCAGACGCTGTACGCCGGACGGGTTGAAGACCAAGAAGCCGAGGTTCTCGAAGATGGAGAAACCAATCTGGCGGAGGTCAGGACGGTCTGCACTCATGACGGTTAGCGGGATACGCTCTGGGATGACACCGAGGAACTCAGCGTCGGCCAGAATGTACACGCAGCCATAACCAACCTTACGGGACTGGAGCAGAGTTGCGCCCCACAGGTAACCCATAACACCGGTCTTCAAGAGCTTGCGCTGTGTCTCACGGTCGATGTTCTGCTGTGTCCACTTGAGCAAGTCAGTGTAGTCGCGGGGGTTGAAGAAGCAGAAAGCCACCGAGAGGTCGTGACGCTGAACCTGACCGAAACCATCAGCCATGCTGTTGATGTCGATAGGAGCCGAAATCGCGATGTCCACGTTGTACACGGGGTCGGTCTGCGCCTTGCCTGCTGCGGCAGTTGCAACCGCGTCAAACAGGGTGAAAACGTAGCCGTCTTCTGCTGCACCGACTTCAGCCTTCGCCAAGTTAAGCGAACGGGCCACGAGGTCGAAGCGGCGTTCCTTAATCTGGGTGATAGGAATCATCGGGTTGGATACGATTTCGAACGTCGGAACCGTAACACGCTTCGGCTTTGTCACGCGAACGATGTCACCACCTTCTTCACCGACGACGAAGGCTTCCACGAAGCTACCACCGGGGGCCGAGCCCACAGTCATAGCAGCAGTGTCAAATTCCTTATCGTAGATGGGCAGAGCACCATCGGGCAAAGTCTCAACCATCAGCGCCTTACGGGCGATGGACATATAGTCACGACGACGACGAAGTGACGGGCCAAGCGAGGCAGCAAGCTTCTGACGACCACCGGCAGTCTTAAGCAACTGTCCGAGCATCGCGGTCTGCTGCTGTGTGCGAGAAAGATTAGCCATAATATTCCTTTTCCTTTTCTCTCGTTAGAGCAGTGAAGCTACGCCAAGCCAAGGCTCAGCAGCGGAAGGAACATGGGTGCAGATACCGACCGCAGGATTGCCAGAAAGCGTTCCCTTGTTGGTGGTGTCGGTGTACAGACCAATGTTGCTGTGAGTGGTTCCACCACAGTAGATGTACTTACCGATAACAAACGTCGGCGAGTTCACTGTGTCGTAAGACTCAGAGTTGACGTTGCCCTGAAACAGGGCGCGGACAATAGGAGCCTTCTTGGAACCGGAGGGACCAATCGCACCAGCGAATTCGCCGGGACCATTGAGCAGGACGCCAAAGGGCACAAGTGCCGCAGCGGTGTCAGTGTCGGCGGGAACGATGACAGCTTCCAGCGAGGTGTTGACAGCAGGAACCTTGAGGGCAACAATCTTGCCACCGAGGTACCCAGCCGCAGTCAACGTCTGCTGGTCAGTGCCGGGGTCACCCGTGAGCACAACGTCAGGCGACCACTGAGAGTCGTTCTGTCCGTAATACCTATGTGTTATCCACTTTCGTGGAGGTAGGGCATTTCTGCCTACCTCTTATAGTTCACTATTTCCTATAAGAGCGGACTATCGCATCACCGTTTAGGTGCCCTCTCGCTTAGTCTCTCAGGCTGCACAGTAACTGTTTGTTACTTGCTTGCCCCCTGTTGGCATCTCAGCTTCCAAGTCGATCAGAGTGGGTTTATACTGGCCTAGCTATTAAGTCAGTTTAAGAGCCATTTTGACTTTTTCTCCATGTAGAAGTTTTGAATTAGCCCTCACTCCAATTCTTAGTCGAGGAGACCGACCGTTGAACTATAGAGCAGTGACTTACTTCACATACCTATGGGGTGGGTATTGGGAGAAAGCTAGACTTACATTAAATTTTAATTTTATGCCCGTTTTTCTGTCCATAATAAATAAGTGAACTACCTATACCTTAGTATGTTCATATACCTAGTTACCAACACGATAAACGGCAAAGCCTACATTGGAAAAACCTCGAAAACCGTCAAGGGACGGTGGGAAACCCACCTTCAGAACGCAAAGATGGGGTTGCCCTACCATCTATACCGAGCTATTCGAAAGTATGGGGTTGACGCTTTTCATGTACAGACTATCGCAGAATGTAATAACTCAGAACAGTTGAGCGAGTTGGAGAAGATGTGGATTTTGTTACTAGGTACTCACAGCACCAAATATGGGTACAATATGACCTATGGAGGTGAGGGGGTTACCGGAACTGAGGAGGTGCGTGAAAAAATTAGACAAAAGGCCATGGGTCGGATTCCGTCTAAAAAACAGAGAGCAGTTGCGTCAGCCCTCTTCAAGGGTAAGCCAAAGCCTATAATTCAGCGGAAGAAAATGGCTGCTTGGTGGGATGAGACCACACCTATAGGCCAAGCTAGACGTAGTAAACAGGCGTTGGTAGCCCGTCGCGTCAATGACATTGAAAACAAGAAACTGAAGGACTACCTATGCCCTGACTGCGGGAATGAGTTTGAGCAAGTTACCAAAGGCGTATACGGTGGGCACCGTAAGGCGTGCCTACACTGGAAGAGAATGTCTGAGATTGTCGAAGAAGAAATTGGGCTGACCCTAGACGAGGTACTAGACTCCTAGCGAAGTTTTTTCTTTATCGAGTTCCCGCAAAGCTTGGTATCTACTACTGTGAGGGCGAAAGCCCAGCTTTACGTCTAGTCTAGTCAAAAGGAAATATATGAATCAGCCATCCGATGTGTTCTACACGGTCGTCTACGAGGACAACTCTATCAAGAAGCCACACCGCCGCCAGAAGTTCACTGGCTATGTAACCACAAAAGACATGAGGGCACTTTTTGGTGCCCCTTCACCCCAGTTGTTCAGGAATTGGGATGAGGCCAAGGAGCTACTGGACATTGCCAACCGGGACTTGGGAGTAAAGGGAGTAAATCCGACGTTCTCCGTCTTCATCATGACCTTCCGGCTCACCGAGCTGGGTGGTCGGTGACGCGGGGGAGAACCGCATCCGGGATGCACGCCGCGTAGGCTATCAAGGATTTGGTGAAGTCGAGTTTCCGTTCGCAGTTGAGCGACGTTCACCGTGATGCATATGAAGACCCTGACTGTGAGTCGGCTGAGGGCTCTTATGAGAAAGACATTCTGGACGACTAAGGAGAAACAAACATTATGGGTTTTTGGAAAGACACGCTCAGGGACAGCCTTCGTCCCGTATCACTTCTCTTCTCAGCACTTGGTATCCTCTTGCCGTACTACCTCCTCGTATTTATCGCACCCCAGCACTGTGTGAGGATTGCTGTCGGGGTTCTCATCGCTAACCTTGTGGGCTATGCCGAAGGCCGGAGCAGAAACGATAGGAAGAAGTCGGAGAAGGCAGTATGTTCCCGGTTCCACAGGGAAGATGACGATGATACCTATGACGATAACTGCCCTTGCTGTCACGACCGTCCCAGCGTATAAGGCAAAAGAAAACGCCCCGATACTCTCGGGGCGTTCCTGTTTCTGTTGTACAGAGGGTTAGTTGTCGTCGGAGCCGAAAAGTGCCTGACCGATGTCGAACTTAGGGGCACCAACGGTCGGGCCACCAGCGGTACGAATCTTCTTCAGGATGGGAGCGGAAGCAGCCTTGGGAAGTTTAAGCTCGTTGGTCGAGTCCTGCTTCACACGCTTGGCACCCTGCTCTTCGGGGGTGATGTCCTCGATGGTCTCTGCCCACAGGTCGCCCGAGTGGTCGTTCTCATTGTCGCGGCCTTCACCGGTGGCTTCGTCGGACTCAAAGTGGTTGGCAGCTTCCCCGGTTGAGGACGGAACAATGTCGAACCCGTCAACACCGGCAGCTTCCTTCAGACCAGCGATGAGAGAGGCAAGCGGATCACCGTCAGAGCCCTGCAAGGAGAACATGTCGTGCATGTCGCCCATGCCGTCGTCGTCCATCGAGGCTCCAAGGTTGCCAGAGGGAGCGAAGAAATCGTCCTCACCAGCAGCAGACTTCTCTTCACCCTCGTTCGCCAAGGAAGCGGCCTTCTCTTCCATCGCGTCGGCGTCGAATACCTTGGAGAAGTCGAGTTCGTCACCCTCTGGGTCACCTTCCACTACTTCGCCGTCGAGACCTTCGATTTCGCCTTCGCCTTCGCCTTCCATACCACCAAGTGCCTCTTCCTCACCCTCAAGTTTGGCGAGGTCAAGTTCCTCATCCCCCTCTTCAAGGATTTCACTTTCGATAGCCTTGATAGCAGCCTGAGCTTCGTCAATCTTCTCTTCGAGAACCTGCTTCTTCTCGTCGGTCAGAATTTCTGTTGCTTCACCCTCTGGGTCGCCGGGAACTTCTTCGGGAAACTCAGCCGGAGCTTCGATTTCACCTTCGACAGGTGCAGCAGCTTCCTCTACAGGAGCGGCCTCTGCGGGAGCAGCGGTCTCTTCAGCAGGAGGGAACTCGCCGTCAGCCTTCTTGGTGGAAGCCTTCTTGCCCTTGCAGTCGGCGTTGGTGCAGCCCTTGCAATCCTTGCCTTCGCAAGCGGTCTTCTTGGCAGCAGCCTTCTCGGTCTTGCCATCGGACAAATTCTGGGTCTGACCCGGCTTCTCGCCAGCGTCGGGACGCTCAGCAGCCTTGGATGCGTCAATCTCCTTCGGCTCAGAGCCGTCGCGACCGTCATCATAGGTGCCTTCCTGAGGTCCGTTTTCTTTACGGTCGTCAGCCTTCTTGACGTTGGCGTTCTTCGCATCACCACTGAGTTCCGAGGACACAGCCGACTTCTCGGACTTGAGAACGGACGGGTCTTCGAGCAAGTCGTTCAACTCGACCTTGTGGACTTCCTTGAAAGTCTCAGCAAGCTTCTGATAGTGCGCGTTGATAGCGGTCTGACGGAGCATAGCCTTGATGGCTTTTGTGCTGTTGCCCGAAAGAAGAGAAGCCGCGAGAGACTTCTGTACAGAAGTCGGTGCCGTGGGAAGCATAGTCTTGGCGATAGCCCAAGCTGAAGCTACACGGGTCTTTGCTTCCTTCGAAATTGCCTCCCGCTTGTTCTTAACCTCAGCCAGCTTTTCCTTCAGCGAGAGGTTGTTCGTATTTGCCATGTGAGTATCGCCTTTCTTCAAGTGAGAGGAGTCAGCAGCAGACCCCTTCTTATCAGAAGTTTCATAGTTGTTTTTTTGTTTGGTTTGTGCATTTTTGTTGCTTGCCACAGGTGCTTCGAGTGGTTCAGCCGGTGGAGCATCCATCGCCGCGTCGGGCATTGGCTCCAAAGCTGTATCACCTTCTGGCGTGGCAACAGATGCATCCGCTGCCGGAACTTCGGGGGTGGGGGGTACTTCCGGCAAGGCCGGTGCCTCGGGAGCCATCGGAGCAGCGGGAGCCGCGAGGGCATCAGGAGCCATAGGCATGTCGGGGGACATCATGTCCATACCCGCATCATCACCATCGGCGATAGTTGCAAACTGTGAGTCGAGAGCGTTTAGCTCAGTCTGTACATCATCAGACCAACCCGAACCTTTGAACTTCTCCCACTCGGAGATAAGCTGTACCCGTTCACGCATAGCGCGAATCTCGGTTTCGAGTTCCTCACGTTTATCGGTGAGCAAGCTGAACTGCTCCATACCCTCGCCCTGAGGCATAGAGGCATCAAGGTCAGCGAATTCGTTATCGAGCATGTCCAGTTCAGCGAACTTAGCCTTGACGTTCGCGATAACCTTGAGAATTGATTGTGTTGCTTCTTTGTTTGCCATTAGCGTATGCTTCTCCCACGAAGGTCATCTTCTTGCATTAAAACCTCGCCTAAATTAGGTGTCCGATATTCACTATCTTCTGACGCTGCTTTCGTAATCCCATCCAAACTGCTTGATTTGCGGGTGTAGGGAGTCTTAGGGCCGACCCATTCATCAGAAACGATTGACCGCTTAACTGCTCCGGGGAAGGCCGGGGTACCTACCCACGAGGCTTCCACGAACTTGACTCCACCGTTGGGCAAAGTGTGATGACCACAGAGTTCACCTACACGACGAGAGATGCCGTCATCATCTAATAGAAATTGGCCCTTCTGGAAGTTTAAATGAACACAATAAGAACTCTGATCGGTTACATGGGCTCCGCAAAAGGAGCAGATAACAAGGTCAGTCACGCAGCCCATCGACAGGTAACGAACTTCACCATTGCGAATGTCATTGATGAGCTTCTCGTGAGCAAGGTCGGTAGCAACAAGAATGTCGCAGAAGTAAACCCAATCTTCAGCTTCTGGGCCAAGATGAATCTTGCGGAGCACCGAGTCAAGAATATGGCCTTTCGCATACTTCGAATTTTGGAAGTGTTCAACGAAGTTGAAGGCACCAACGAAGGAGCGGTGCGACAGGCGCAAAACCGGGTTGGACCAACCGTCGTCGTTGTTGTTGAAAAGATGAGAGGAGGAGGGGCGCACCAAATAGTCGAAAGGTGGTGCCTCTGTGGCTAAACTGCTCATAATTGTGCAGTGAGACAAAAGGTATTTACTTTGATCCGCTGCGATTTTATTGAAGGCGGCGGTTTTCTGCCCAAACGTACGGGTGCCATACAGCTTGCTCCAATCCTGTGTACTCAGGATAGGTTCTTTAAGTTCCGCGTTGGCTATCTTCTCGAATGACATACTACTTAGAGGATACGTAGTTCACTTTCTTTGGGTTCTCACATCGCAAAAAAGCATCCGCAATCGACACACTCAACCAAGCTGCCATCTTCTGCGTCCGAATTTTCAAACTTTTTTACGTTCTGGCTGGAGCACGCCGGACACACTTGGTTGACCCCATCCTCAGTAAGCGGGACAAAGCCCGTTGTGGAAGGAAACGAAGTAGCCGTGCTCCCTTTGATTTTCAAAGTATCCATGAACCACTTATCGAACTTGCTGCGGGGGGTGTACTTCTTGGGATTCGAAGGTGAGGGAGTTACCGGCTCATCTTCCTCTTCTCCAAACTCGGGAACCCCTGCCGCTTCTAGCAGTTCGTCACCCGGCTCGATATGGTCGGCCAAGTCCTGTAGCTCCATGAGTTCACCTTGGCTGATAGATTCAGCTTGAAGCTGACTTCTCAGGTACTCCAGACGGTCTTGAATCGAGGGTGTGGTGGTTCCTCCCAGCGGCTTACCATAGAGAGTACCCATAGACCCCCCTTCATCATCGTCCTCATCATCATCCTCATAGTCCCACTGGATAGCGGTCTTGTCAGTAGCAAGAACCGTGTTCAGAAGCTGTTGCTCAGCCGTGGGCGGAGCTTGTATCTGTTGCTGGGGTACTGGCGTGGGCGGGGCTTGTATCTGTTGCTGGGGTACTGGCGTAGGAACGTCAGCAATGCCTTCCTTGACTTCATCCTTCGCACCCTCGTCAAGGTGACGGCGCATGTCGTTACGGGGCGGGAGACTCTTCGGGCTGGTCTTTTGCTCGATGTCGGCGGTGCGTACAAAGTAGTCTGGGTTGACTGCACCATTGACACGACGTGCGATGTCCTTAACATCTACCTGCGACCCCTTCTTGTGACCTACAATAAGTGTGATACCTTCGCTGGCTCCGAGAGATGAGAGCTTCTGTGTGGCTCTATGAATAGTGTATCCAGCCATCTCCAACGCTTCAGCCGATGCCTTCACAACGGTGCTTATGGAAGGAGCGAACTCCTTGTCCACTGCACAAGAGAGGCGGAGCTTGACGGATGAAGTTGTCATCTGACGCAACTGTTCGAGAGGGTCAGGTACCATACCCGGCTGCATCGGTTGTTGCACAGGCTGACCCGGAGGCGTAGGTTGACCCGGCTGCTGTTGCTGTTGACCCGTCTGTGTCTCCATACCGGTCTGCTGCTGACCCTGAGGTAGCTGGGGCAGCGTGCCGGGGGGTGGTTGTAGGTCTTTCTGTGCAGGAGCAATGGTAGTGGACTCAGCAGACTGCGAACGCTGCTCTGGGGTCATGTGTGCGACACCCGGAGTTGCGTTGGGATTGGTAACCGGGGGGGTTACACCATAGGGTGTGCTGGTGCCATAGGACTGGGTAACGGCTATCTTACCTCCCACTCGGCTCACAGCGAAGTCCTCATCGCCTTCCTTGAAGAAGGTAGCGTCTTCTATCTCATTCTCTACGGGCTGCACCAACTCATGAACGGGAGACGCAGTGTGGATGCCACAGTCACCGGCCCGAGGGTCTTTCCTCTTCTTAGCATCGTAGGATGCATATACAAAATTATTGGGGATTCCAATCATGGATGAGGCTGGGATTGTAGGAGAATCCAAAGCACCCTGCTCCTGCTCTGTACCCTTCCCCATCATCTTGCCGTTCTGCGTGGTAAAGTCTGGGTCGGAGTGGTGCTGATGAGTCGCGTAATCTTCATCTGCGATTTGCTCAAGTAGAGCGTCAAGGGCGGTCTTGCTTGAGGCAAGGCGAATACCCAGCTTACTAGCTGACTCAATAATCTGCTTGTACTTGTGGTCGCCAAGAAAGTCAGGCTCGTTCAGCTTCTTGCGTACTATCTCTTTGAATTGGGGACGTTCCTTCCACTCATTGAACACACCACCGTTAGAAGGCGTAACGATGCTGAAGCCTTCCCTATTCGGGTTGCCTTCAGGGTCGGTAACTTTGAACGCCTTCCCGTACAACAAGTCGAAGTCGAGGGGAGTACGTGCGTCTTTTTGGAGAAGGGGATTCTTGGGCTTCACTTTATATGTCCTTCACTAGAGGAATAGGTAGTTGGTGTTTCCTCTTTGTTTCTTGCATCTTCGCCATTACATCAGGGCTAGAGGCCGGAGAGTTGCCGCCATAACGTAGCTGGTTAGTCTTGATACGTTTCTTCTCTATGTCGGGGCGACATGATGGGCTTAAGCCGCCAAATCGCTCTAGTATGGTCGCATTCTTCTTAGCTTGTAGTGTCAAATTGAGAATTGGGTTGGTTACCCCATACTTAGCCAGCATGGTGGTTTCTGCTTTTTGTTTTAACTCTGGGTCGGCGAAAGTACGTCTGTTTCTCCAGTGTGCCGAGCATTCGTAGAAGGTCTTTGAACAGCACGGCTTCTCATTATTTCCCAACAAGAACAGAGCTTGAGCACCACAACCATAGCCACAAGCTGCTTCCTTTTCAATCATCTTTACCTTCATGCTCTTCTTATGCTTACTGTAGGCTGAGCATGAACCTTGATGGTGTGAACAACAAGGGGTTTCCTTCTTACCTACAAGGAATTTGGCGGGGTTGAAGCAGCCGTACTCACACAGCAGCCTATCATCAGGAGAAATTGGGTGTACACGGGTCTTTGCCCCCTTGCGCCTACCCGTGTTACCTTTTTCTTTGGCTATACGTCCCGCACGACCGGGGTCAGAGAGTCCCTTATCATTGATGTATTTGAAACCTCCCTGACCCCCCTCATGGAGGTTGTAGCATAGTTGGTCTTGACAGGCCGATTGGAGGAGTTCTACCTCTTTAGCATATGCCTCGGATGCAAGGGAGAATTGGGTTATAACTTCTTTGGTAAAGTTATGGCGACCGTACTTCTTAACAGCGCGTTTGATGACAATACCAGAGCCAAGATAATCATCGTTGGGATTATTAGTCTCGTGAACCCCAAGGTAATACCGAGAGTTGAGAAGGTTGGTAATTTTGTAGACCGTAAAAACACTCATGCGACTCTCCAAGTATCAGTTACTTCTAACTAATACCCAGAAAGTCGCAAAGTTGATTCCACTATCAATAAATGGCTGATACCAGAATCAAATAACAGTAACTAGATTGAATACAGCAGGCTACGCCCGGTTGTATCTGATGTATTTAGGCCCGAATCAATAAATTCTCCGTAAACCGAACCTGCCACGTCAAAGATGTCTGTGACAAGGATGTTGCAGTTCTCCGTCACCGCCGCCGTCTCAATAGCGTAACCGGTTTGATAGCTCGACATCCAACATCCCTCAAATATCGTAGCTACGGCAAACAGGCCGGGGTTGCCAGTATTGTTCAAGCCGCCCTCGTTAGGAATGTCAGCAGTAATAGCCTGACCTACGTTAGGGTCTTCAGA